CCGCCCGGGCGCTGCCGGATACAGTTACGGAAAACTCCGTCAGCGCGTGCCGGGCCAGCTCCCGCCCAATATTCCTCGGCAAATCAAGAGGCTGTACATCACACCACTCTTTGGGCAGGCGGTTCGTATACATGGACCACCAAAGGTTGATATTGTCCTCCATCTTTCTGGAGGCGGCGGGCTGCACGCCAAATTCCTTTTCGATGGTCCCGGCGGGCGTGGTTTCTTTATTCAGTTTTCCGAAACCGAATAGGTTCCGCGCCCAGTCGATCAAGCCCATGCGGTTCTCCTATGTATGTAGATGTTCAATTCGGCGGCAGCGGTTATTGCGGCGCTCTCTCACCGTGTTTGCAAAAATCGTCTTCTTCCGTTACTCTTATAGCGCCCTCTCGTGCACACGCATAGTACATAAACGGTGCTTTCCCATAAAGACGGAAATGAACACACTCTTTACAGCAGATAACAGGAACGGCGTCAATTGTTGGCATATCGTTAATATCGTATCTGTACGCCACATCGCACAGGCAACCATCCTCACTGTGTGAAAATGGAATTTTATCCGCATCAATCAGCCTCATTGTCTGGCTCCTAATCCCAAATAGACCTGTATTCCTTCGTGTTGGCCCGCCGGACAATGCGCAGGGCCTAAATTTCGCTCCCCCGCACTTCCCGCTCCATGATGGTGGCGCAGAAGTAGCGGAGCTGATCCTCCGAGTGGTCAAACTCTTTTATCACGGCGTCCTCTTTCGCATCGGTGTCCCACACGTACTGCCCCATTTCGCTGATAAGCCCCTTACAGCTCCTGTGTATCAAGATCCGTCCGGATTTCAACAGGGCAGCGGTGAGGCGAATGCCGTCCAGCACGCGGTTGTCCGCGTCCCAAACAGGGAACCGTCCGTGCCGCCGAATCGTCTCCTTGAAGCTGGCTGCGGACGGATCTACGATCACCCGCTCAATCCGCCGATCCCCGGCCAGCTTTTCCAACTCCGCGTAATGCTCCTCGTCCGTACGGCGGGGGTTTTTGCTGTGCCCGTTCTCATCCTCCGCGCGGCTGTCGTAGTAATATTCTCCGGTCATGTACGCCGTCCCTTTCCACAGGCACCACAGACCCGCCGCCGTTGGGTTGACCGTGCCATAGTCCACGGAAAGGAACCATTTCCCCCGCTGCAGGGCCTGCCAGGGGATTTCGTCAACAATCATGCTCTCATCGAAAAAATCGTAGACCAGGCCTTCCGCGACCACCCACAGCCCCCGGATATACCGGTCATAAAACACGCCGGAATACATGGACTGGTACCGGGCCAGCGTCTCATCGCTCAGGCTGGGGTTGTCGGTCATCTTGAAGTGTAGGTAAAGCGCGTTTCGCTCCTCCCGCTTGTCGATCCACTCCCGCTTGAACCAGTGGCTCGGGTTCCCCGGGTTGCAGGAGAACCATATCTTTGCCCCCTCCACGCTGCACCGGGCCAGCGCCTGGTTGACGAAGCTCTCCGGCATCAGCACCACCTCGTCCAGCAGCGCCCCCGCCAGTGTCCGGCCCTGGATCAGGGCGAAGCTGCTCTCGTCCCGTCCGCCGAACACCTCGAAATAGTTCACCCTGGGGCCCCGCCGCACCTCCAGGATCTTCTGCGAACGCCGCCAGTGGAGCGTATAGCGTTTCTTGGCGTAGCTTCTGGATATGTATGGGATAACCATGTTCTCCGTCGCGCTGCCCACGGTCTTGCCGCAGATGCCGAATCGCTGACCGGAAAACTCCCGCATGGCCCAGTCGATGAAGGCTACCACCTCGATGGAGGTCTTGCCGGATCGGACCGCGCCGTCGCAAATCAGGGCGTAATACTTGGAGTAGGGGAAGGCAAGGATTTTCTTTTGCTTGGCGCTAATCATCGCTTTCCAATCCTTCTCCCAATTCCCGCAGGCTGCGGCTCAGATCGTCCTCTTCGACTTCGTCCTTCGGGCCGTCATCCTTCGGCTCCCAAGTGCCCAGATGTTTCCCCAGCAGCTCCAGGGCCTTGATCTTGTCAGCCATCTTGTATTTCTTGACAAACCCGACATAATCCCCATCGTTATCGGATACGTCCTGCACATCCAGCCCCACTAGGGCGGCGGCTGTGTCTGCGTCAAGTTCCGATATGTTCAACGGTTTTCCGTCCTTTCCGAACATCTTTCGGATATCGAAAAAGGCCAGCTTCGCTGTTTCCCGCAAAACCATGTCCTGCGTAATTTCTGTGCGCTCCTGTCTGGCCTGCTTGGCCTCCTGCACGGCTGCTTGGACCTTAACATTTGCTAACAGCCGCGCCGCTTGTTCACAGGCTGTTTTTTCGCTATACCCTGCCCTTTTTGCCGCGGCGGTGGCATTGAGGTCCACCAGATACTCCGCAACAAAACGCTTTTGCTTTGGTGTTAATGCCATTCCACCACACCTTGGTCAAAAATGATCTGGTACAGGCCCCGGCTCACGCGCCGGCGGCCCGCATATATCCTCCGCTTAGATTGTCACACCCACGCATTCAGCAGTGCTTCGCGCCGCAGTCGCAGCACAGGCAGTTTTCAGCGAAGGAGCGCCATTACCTATCCCCGCAACCAATGGCGCGAACATTGCGGGTAAATGCCTTGCAGCAGGCACAGCGGCCCAATTATGTACCGTAGGGCTGACGGTTTGCTCAACTGCCCGGGCTCGAACCGGCGGGAATGCTCCCAACTGAGCAGCAGCGGCATACCTCCCGCAGCCGGGAACGGCCCCCGCCGCCCCAGCCGCAGGGAAGGAGAAAAATGGAGCACGGGCGTGAGCCGCGCCCCCACTCCATCAGTGTAGCATAGATTTTACGATCTGCTGTCCTTCCGAGGACAGTGATTTTAATAATTTGTCCTACCCCAAAGGTAGTCCATGCTGACATGGAAATAGTCCGCGATTGCAGATAATGATTCTACCGTAGGCTTCGCCTCTCCTCGCTCATATTTCCTGATCGCACCAATCGGCAGCCCGATCAGCTCCGACGTCACCGCCATGCTCCGCAGGGGCCGCTTCTCCTCCCGCAGCCGCCGCAGCCTGGCCGGGAACTCACTTTCCATCCTTCGTTACTCCTTCCGGAATCCATTTGCCGCAGTGCAGCCAGTTTACGACCATTCCCCGCACCGTGCAGCTCTTGCTGCTACAGGTCGAACACTTCCTCGGCAGCCGTACTGGCTTCCTGGGCAGCTCCTGCGGCCCTTTTGCGCCAACAGGCACGATGCAGTCTTTCCAATCAATCATGCCTTGCATCCTTTCCTCTCGCCGCCAGCTCGATCAGGAAATCCGCATTGCACGCCAGATGCCACAGATGCGGCAGGCCGCTCTCCTGGTCGACGCCGTCCGGATCATCCAGGTACGCCAGCCAGTGCCGGTACAGCGCGTCCCGGTACCGCTGCGGCTCCACCCGCGACCAATTCTCCGGATCGTGATATTTTTCGATGCCATACCTCCGCACGGCGGCCACCGCCCGGATCAGGCTGGTATGGACCAGCGTCGGGAGCAATTTCCCCGCGTCAGCCTTGACCGTCTGGTCCATCCGCTTGCTTTCGTCCATAACGCACCTCCCACGGCTGGAATTTGTCTCCGCAAATCTGCCTCATACGCCGGTCGATTTTCTCCTTTGCGAAAACCAAATCCTTGTCGCTCTCATAATCCTCGTTGACCAGGCTGGCGATCTCGTGCAAGTACTCCACAGCCAGCTGCCCAAACTGCTCGCACCGGCCCGGCCCCATATGGAACACATCAGCCGCCGCCATAAAGAACGCGTCCGCAGACTGCTGCAGCAGATGATCCGCTTGCTGCTGCAGCAGGCGGTACGCCTCCGCCCGGACCAGCTGGTCAAACGCCTGCCTTTCCCTCTGCCTGGACTGGGCCAGGTTCATGCCCTGCGGCTTTCCGGGGCCGCGCTTCTTACCTGTCTTGCCCACTGTAAGGCTTCACCTCCACCATGATTTTCCGCTCCTCCCAAAACTCGTGAGACACGCGCCTGACCCATTTCCGGTTGTCGTCCGGCAGTATGTATTCCTTCATGGCGTCAACGATCATCTTCCCCAGCGCGGCGTGGTTATCCGCGTCCAAGCCGTCATCCCAGTAAAAGCAAATCTCCACCGGATAGTCCAAAAGCTTTCTGCGAATGCCGGCCTTCTTCATGCAAAGAGCCGCCAGACTATGAATCTCCCGGGCGTCCTGGTTCCTCGCCTTGTAATGCTTCCCGGACCAGTAGGCGTTGAGGCTGTATCGCTTGTTCCATGCGGTCATCCCTGGTCGGGTGGCAGGGTAGGGGATGGTAAATCGGATCATCCGAACACCTCCCTCGCAAACCTCATCTTGTCATCTGCGGTTTTCTTCCGACGGGACGGTCCGTCGAAGTACACTGGTACGCACATTTCCAGCACCCGGTCGTAAATTCTGGAAAACCGCATGTCCTTTGGATTTTCCAGCTCCTGCCTGGTCAGGTTGGTGGTCGCGATCAGGGGCATCCCCGATTTGTATCTCTCGTCCACCACCATCTGCACGATCTCCAGCGCATACTCGCTCGCCCGTTCCACGCCCAGATCATCGATAACCAGCAGCGGAAATTCCTTCATCTGCCCAATGATCTCGGTCTTGTCCCATCCGGAGTTGAGTATTCTGGGAAAGCTGGTCACCAGGGCGGGCACCCCATTGTCTATCAGCGCATTGGCAATGCAGGCGGCGGCAAACGTCTTTCCGGTCCCGACATTCCCCCAAAACAGAAGCCCGTTGTTATGTTCCAGCATATCCTGCCACCTCTGTACATACGTCTGGCATCGCAGAATATTCCTTGAAGGCTCCGCCCGGGAGAAGGTATAGCCGCGGACTTCATTGTCCCGTATTCCCTGCACACGCAAGCTTTGTACATAAAGGGCATGTTCCTCCCGCAGCCTTTCGCGCTTCTCCTGCTCAAACCTCTGCTCGTCGCACTGGCACATGCAGCCGACTATGATCGGGATCCCCTCGTACTCAATGCGGCATTGCTTCGCCACGCCGCACTCCCCGCAGTACAGAAGGCCTCCGCGCCGGTAATCCTTCGGGTTCTCCTTGGCCTGAGCTTTCTGTATCAGGCCGGCAAAAACGGAATCGGCCCCGCTCATAAGCTTCCCTCCATATCTCCCGGATCATAAGACCAGGCATTGTCCTTCTTTCCAACGATCTCGTCGTTCCACCTCTCGCCATTCAGCCAGGTGGATAGATGCGGTATGTGCTGCGGGTCCTGCCACTGCGGGGTCTGCATCTGGGCGCGAATTGCAGCAGACATGATCTTGCAGAGCTGCAAGTCCGGCTTAAGCTTGTCCCACGCCTTCGCCGACTGGGAGCGATTCGTCTTGCGGGGATAGAGATTCCAAAGCCGTTCAAACCAGCCGGGTTGATATTTGGGCAGGGAAGGCCCGCTTCCCCCTTTTGAGGCGGTAGGGGGTGTATTTACTTT